TTCTTTTTTAGATGTTTTTTTTTTTTTTTGATTCTACGTTGTTCTCTTATGAGTTTAAATTCTTCTTTAGTGTATAATGATTTATCAATTTTCACACTAACCCTTCGCCTGTTGCAGCCGCTTGGGCAGCCATTCCGTACATTTGTCTTACAAATTCAATCTCATTGGCTTTTTCTCTATCATGGAGTTCTGTTGCTTTCCTAGCACGATTTATCTGTTTAAGTGTTAATCTTGTTTTCCGTGTGTCGTCTAGATCAACAACAGATTTGTCATACTGCGGCTCGTATCTATCGTCTTCGTTAGGCTCCATTGTTTCTTTGTCATAATAAAATAATTCACGTAGTATCATATTGTATTTATACCGTTGGTGCGGCTCCTGTATCTGCCGGTGCAGCTTCTGCCCCTGGTTCTGGTACAGTTGCACTTGTTGGAGGTTCACCTTCACCTCCGTCTTCCATTCCTTCAATATCTGCTATGTCTTCAGCGCCGCCGATATCCGCAGATATGCCTGCTCCGCTAATTCCTACACCACGCATTTCAGCTGCTGCATCTCCTCCGCTAGGTTGTAGTGTTTCGTCGTTCTCTTCTCGCCAAAGCCGTTCATTTTCTGCAATTTCTTCTTCACTTAATCCTAGATATCTTTTCAATGCAAAACGATTAGCAATAAATGGTATAGCTTGTATTTGTCCAAAAGTACCAATCCGTTGTGTGTCAAGTTCAGATTGTCTGTATGCTGCAAAGTTTTGTGGAGGACAAAACTTAATATCAAACATTGCGGTGTCTATATTAACACCTTTTTCAAGTAAGTATCTTTTAAATTCTTGATCAAATTCTTCTATTAACAAGTTTTGTAAACGTTCGCAATAGGTATTAAATCTCAATTCTTGTATATATGCAGTACCTACTCTTCCATCATTGTATTGGGCATTACTGTCGTCAGCACCGGTGGGTAAGTAACTGCTAGGTATACGTAATCCTCTTACTAATTTGTTTGTAAAGTATCGTAGGTCATCTATCTCGCCTAGATTAGTTCCGCCTGGTAATGTTTCAACTTTACTGCCTCTACCTTCTGCAGTTTGAGGAAAAAAGTAATCTTCGTTGATTGACAGAGGATTATAGCTACTGTCTATGACGTTTGTTCCTCCTCCTGTCTTGGATGGTATTCTCCGCTGATGGATTTCCGTTTTGACACGCTCAACAAACTGCATTGCAAGATGGCTAGGCATGTTACCCACATCAACATAAAAAACTCTTCTCTCAGGTGCTCTTTGCACCCTGTAAATTATAATTGCATCTTCTAGTAATTCTTTTTGCTTGTAAACTTTGAAAATACTTTCTAATAAACTGTTACCGAAAGGAAAATTTTCGTCTAATCCTTCGCTTAAACTTATGTGTAGAATATGATCTGCATTTACTGCAATCTCTTCTTGTTCAAGCATAAATCTCGAGCCACCTTGTGTTGGATTAGTTGGTCCAACCATTCCCCTAGCTCCACCTGTTAAGTAACCTGTTCCGCCACCAGTTACACTACCATTTGTTTGCAAAGGTTGTGTTGCAACAAGATCTTTAAAATTTAATGCTACATCTTGTACGATGTATTGTTCAGGCTCTTTGCCTTCACTTTCATTAACTATTATACGATTTACTTTTGCAGGATCAACATAAAATAATTTTTTTGTTTCCGGATCTCTTAAGAAAAAAGTATCGCCATATTTGAATGTATTCCTTACAATTCTAAACATCCTAGTTTCAAATTCTTGTAGTTTATACCATTGTTTTAGGTATTCGCTTAGGATTTGTACTTCGGTGTTTGTAGCATTCTTATAAAATTTAAATTCAAAATGAGTATCATTTTTTTTATTTTTTTGAGTACAAAATTCTGCAAGGATATCAAGCGCAGCATTTACTTCTGAATCCATATCCATAGTATTGTACTGTCCGTATCTTTCAACTCGATTAGGTGCACCGGTATAGATATCTGGTAAGAATGAATTGTAATTAGATCTTGCTGGACCAGGCTTATTCGAAAATTCTTTCCCGCTTATAGGACTTTGCGATTCAGTACGTGACCCAGCTTTATTTACTGGTGTAAAATATTTTTTCCAACTCATTTTTTATTAAATTCCTATTAAGCAAAGGTCGAATTTGATCTAATTTCTTCTAAATTTCTTTTGTATAAGTTCATTGTTTGTGTATTTATGCCAATTAGTGCCATAACATTATTATTGAGACTCACTAACTGTTTTTCCGTATTATTTTCTGTTGGTTGGTTACCGGCTAATGTTGTAGGTCCTTCTAGTTGTCCAATTAATTGTCCTATCTGCATGCTTAGTGTATCTATGCTTTTTTGTAAAGTATTTGATTGACCTTGTATATTATCTGCTAAATTTTTAACATTTAAATTTGCATCTGCAACAGGATCTTTAGGCATACTTGCAATTTCTAGTTGAGGTGGTTCTGTTGCAACTTGTGAATAATCTTTTGTATAAGTTGCTCGCATTTGTAAGGCTAGATCTTGTATCTTATCAAATGATTCAGATCCATTTTCTTCAATAATTTTTTGGAAGTCTTCAAAATTAGGAGTTCCTGCTACTAAATCTTTAAAAACAGTTTTCATTTCAGGTCCAAGACTTGCTACTTGTTCCTGTATACTATTCTGTTCTGCTGTCCTTGCTTGATCTTCTTTTTCAAAACTTGACATTAGATTTGATATTTCTGTTACTTCCGATGGTTGATCTTTTACCTTAACATTTGCTTCGGCTACCGTTGGAGGTTGATCTTTTACCTTAACATTTGCTTCGGCTACCGTTGGAGGTTGATTTAGTCCTTCGGCTTCAGCTTTTGATAGCTCTATAATTTTTCCAAGTTGGTCTATTGATAGATTACCATCTAGCCAATCTAGCAAAGGTTGCCAAAAATCATCGTTATTTTCAATACCGTATGTAGGTTCTGTATTAGGATTTTCTTGTACCTGTGTTTCTATTTGTTGAACAGTTTCTTCTTTCTTTTGCTGAAGCTGTTGTTCTCTTTCCTTTATTCTAGCATCGCCTAAATTTTTAAGTTCCTCATAAATTTTAAGATCTGTGTCAGTGGCTTCTAAGTTTACATCATCAAAAAATTTAGCTCCTAGCTGCTCTCTTATGTCTGCTTTCTTTTGTGTATCACCTGCTCCAAGCTTCATATATTCATTATATTTTTCTATATCCTTTTCTGTTATATCATATAATTTTTTTTGCTCTTCGCTTAATGAATTTAGCGCAGCACCAATGTCATCTTTAAAGAAAGGCAAATCGCCTATTTTGTTATACACGTCATCTACTATCTTTCCTGCAGTGTTAGTATCTCTTGACATGGTATTAGCTGTCTCACCTAAATTGACGTCTTGATTTGCAAGGGTGTCTCCTACATTTTCTTGAAATCTTGTAGCTGCATCTGTTGCTTGTTTTCCAGCTTGATCATATATTTGCTTCATATTAGTACCGGCTACTAAACCAGATGCTTCGTCAGTGACCCTTTGAATAGAATTAGCAACTGCTTTGTTCCATGCATCAAGGAACGTTACACTTTCGCCAGTGGTTGCTTTTAAGTCATCCATATTGCCACGCACTGCATCAATTATTGGACCCATTTCAGCTAAAGCATCAGCCTGACCTTTGGCCACATCACTAACCTGAGATAATGTTGCAATAGTTAATCCCATTTCGCTTTGTGCAAATTCTGCTCCTTTTGCAGCCGCTTCTTCTGTCAATCTCTGTGCTTCTTCAACATCTCCTGCTTTTGTAGCCTGTGCCGCTTTTACCAATAGATTGTAAGCTTCTCCGTTTACAGCAGCAAAATTTTGTGTTGCTTCGGACATAGGAACACCTGTTTGAATTAAATCATCTAACAAGTCCTGCATTACTTTTGGAGATTTTTGTAAAGCAGTTTGAGCTTCAGTGTAGGCTGTTGCTACATTTGCACCAGCAGCACCTGCTTGTTTTTCTGCTTTCATCAAAGCAGCCCTTGTTGCTCCGTCCCGTAAACGAGCGCTTTGCTCGTCCTGCATTTGTTTTGCACTCTTGCCAGTCAACGCTGATATGACTTTTAATTGTTTTGCATATTCAGCAGCTTGAGCAACTTCTTGTTGGGCTGTCATTTGTGCCATCCTGTTACTTCTCTGTTGAGTAGCAAGATATCGTGTTGTAAATTCAGTTGCTTCGTCAATAGAATAACCTAGATTCATAAACTGATTTATGATTGCACTCTGTCCTTGGTTTGAATCGTTTAACGCTTTGCCGTATTCGCCTATACGCTTTGTTCCTTGACTTACACCTCCAGCAAATGCAGCGAGCTGCTGGCTATTTTCTTGGGCAAATCTTGTAAATTGATCAATACTCATCCTAGATTCGTTGAACGACGAACGTAATTCAAATATGCTTCCAGAAAGTCCTGCTCCAGATTTAGCAAGTGTGTTGTACATATTATTTGTTTCGCCTATGTACTCAGTTGCTACAGTTAACGCCGAGCCAAGCATTCCTAATGCTGAGCCGATAATAGGAATACCACTACCTATTTGTGTAAATGTCTTAGCCATATCATCAGCTGACACTGTACCTGCCCTAAGGGCTCCGTTAAAGGTTCCTAAATTACTTGAAACACCGTTTATACTATCTTTGAGAGCTTTTAAAGCCTCTTCTGAAAGTTGCTTTACTTCATCTGCCATTAATTAAACTCCTAAAAAATTGGATGTGTAAATATATTATATTTATAGGAAAATCTATGCCAAGTTTTTTAGAACAATTTAAAAGACAACCAAAAATATTTGTTAACTTACCCAGTCAAGGTGCTTTTTATAATAATGATATAATTGAAAATAGTAAGATTACTGATATACCAGTATATGGAATGAATACTATGGACGAACTGGTGCTGAAGACACCAGATGCATTATTTTCAGGAGAAGCAACTGCAAGGATTTTAAAAAGTTGCATTCCTAGTGTGTTAGATCCGTGGAAACTGATCAACACCGATGTTGATTTCTTCTTAATTGCTATAAGGGTAGCAAGTTACGGAGAAAAATTACCAGTAACAACAGTGTGTCCATCGTGTGAAACATCAACAGATAGTGATTTAAATTTATCAAAATTACTTTCGCATTATGACAATATAAATGGTTATACTACTGTAAATTATAACGGTCTTATAATTACTGTTAGATCAGTTACCTACCAAAGTGCAACTGAAATTAGCAAAGAAAACTATGTAAATGAAAAAAGTTTGTTAAACATTACAACATCAAATGCACTTAGTGATGAACAAAAAGATAAACAAAAGCAAACGATTTACGATCATATGACACGGGTGAATTTTAAAAGTATATTGCAACATATAGACAATATTTCAGACGGAGAAAATATAGAAAAAGATCCAATTGAAATTAATAATTTCCTTGCTGAAGCGGATAGAGATTTATTTGAATTATTAGCATCTACTATTAAAAAATTAAACAAAGAATGGGAAATGCCTGACATGTCAGTGATTTGTTCTAATGAAGATTGTAAAAAAAGTTATAAGAGTAAAATTACCATAGACTACAGTACTTTTTTCGCCGCCAGATCCTAACGCTCGACGAATCTGGCCTGTTAGAACTAGCAAACAAATACGAGCAACAACAAAAACATATCAAACACAATGTTTTCAAGATAGCATGGTATATGCGAGGTAGTATGACTTACGAAGATGTATTTTGGAATTTAAATGCGGAAGATAAAGAAATAATATCAGATATTATAAAAGAAAATATTGAAACAACAACAAAAACAAGGATGCCTTTACTTTAATTTTTGATCAATTCTGTTACTTTCTTTATCTTTAATTTTAACCATGCTGGAACACGATAATATATCTCATTGTATAATTTTTCTGCTATTTTTAAGAAGGCATTTTTAGCTTGCTCAAGATCTTCATTTATTCTTTTTTGTTCAATTAAAATATTATTTTTAGACTTGCCTGCACTTTCGTTACAATCAGCCAACCCTCCTGCTACTTCTAACCACAATAGATAGAAAATATAGTCTCCTAAAGTTTTACCAAATGGTTTCCACTCAGTAGCTATAAATTTTTCAAGCCAGGGCACTCCGGTATATCCTAACGTAACACCAATTATTATTCCTGTTATATAAATTATTGCTGCAGGAGCAGTAATTGCAAATATTGCAGCAAGAATTGTGCAAATTTTAATTGCAACAATGTACGAAATTGCGCCTGTTAACCAACCAGAAATTATTTGAACTACAGCTTCGGCTACAGTATCTGCTGTTTTCTTTTTTAAATAAATCATATCATCGTATACTAAACGATTGCCATAAGGACTCTTATTTGTTTCTATTCTTTTTTCACTGCAACCGTTTGCTGCATATGCTGCATAGTATCGACGAATATAAAGGAGGACATTATTTCCTCTTTCAGCAAGTGTAATAAATTTCATCAGTCTATAAGTAGTACGACCACCTAAGAATTTTTTGTATCCGTCAGTAGCAACTTTTTTATACTGTTCTTTATTGTTAAAACGCTGTTGTTTTTGTTTTTGCTTTAATAATTTAGCTTTCCGTCGCTGATCATTTTTATCAATCCATGCTTCTGCTTCTGTTGATGCATTTTCTCCTTGAAATGTAATAGCCATACCAGTTTCTTTGTCGTAAACTTTATAGCCAACATGACCATTTGCATCAGGCGGTGTTTCTACAAATCTATAAAATGATTCAGGGTCTATAGTCGGTGCTTCTAAAAATATTTCACTTGCTAACAAAACATTCTCCTATTCTATATTTATGTAATGAGCTACGCTCATTAGTGTTTTCGCTTACGCTCTAACACATTTCTTCTAGCATTAATAAATTAGAATCAATTAATGGTTCATGTAGATTGTTTTGGTCAGACGGAACCTGTACAAAGGTTCCAAGTCTTTTAGAAAATGTTTCATGTGAGTTGCATTTGCCGTGACTATGAAGTAGGTGTTTTGTACGACCCCAAGGGCTCCTGCCTTTCCCTTACCTACACCGACATCATGTAAGTTAAACTTACACTATCCTCTGCTTCGTTCCTAGTGCTAGAGGTTTTTAGGGGTTATCGTGAGTGAGACGCACCAGTATCCGGTGTTGTGTACAAACAACACCTCAAGATGGATTAGGCAACCCTAATCAAACAATGTCTCGTATATAGCCTTAAGTGCCTGTACAACAGGATTCAAACGCTTCTTTGTTCAATTCAAAGAAGTCATTGTAACCTGTAAGTCTCCAAGTGTTGTTAGCCTTGTCTGTGTAGTCTAAGTGCCTGTTAGTTTTGAAGTTTTGTGGTAATTGGTATGCGATATATTTGCCTATTCGGTCAAATTTCATAAAGAGGATGTTCACATCGCCTTGGTCTGCTGCCTCAAGTGTTTGTTGTAGCCAGTTTTCAAGTTGTGGTATGGGGCCTTTAGTGAGTAATTGATGGAAGGGAAATCCTGCATAGTTTTTACACTCTGCATTAAAGTATTTCCAATGGTCAGGAGGAATAATATCTCCTTTATGGGCTCGTACTTGTCCTTCCGTAAGTGTTTCTCGACGATAATTGTTTTTACCGCCAGTGAAAGCACCACTGTCTGGAACTCTTGTAAATGAATTGTTGTACATTTCAGAGAGATGCTTTGCTATTTCTCTCTCGAACCCTTTGCCTTTTGATTTGCTTTTCGATGGCATACTTCTCGTGGATTTCTTTTTGTCTTTGTTTTGCTAAAGTAATTATCTTTCTTAAAGATCTCCGGCTTGAAGCGTGAGTCCTATGTGATAATTTACGCTCAAACTTCTCATTTTCGACAAAATATTCCATATATGCTTTTGTAAGCAAGTCATGCGTATCGTCAATTATCATACTGTCACCTCTAAATCATTACTGTAAGATGTAAATCCATTTTCCTTAATAACTTTTAACACATGATTAACTCTTCCAATTAGTTCATCCTTGTGACTGATAAGGAAAACATTTTTTTCTCTTTCTCTGCCCATCTTTTTAATTACTGCAAGTGAACCTTCAACTCCTGCAGTGTCCATGCCACTGTCAATTAGTTCGTCGATGAATAATAAATTAATGTTTTGGTACAAACTCTCCCAAACATCACGGAATGCAAAGCTCATACCAAGTATTAGCCTGTTCCTTTCGCCTCTACTTAGGTTATCAAAATCTAAATCCTGACCTAGTTGAGTGATTTCTACTGCTAAATCGTTTTGGAATGTAACTTGATGCGGTAAACCAAGTCTATCTAGGTAATAAGTAAGCCTATTGTTGAGATATGCAAGATTTTGATCAATAATTTTCTTCCTAATGAAGGAATCCTTGTTAGTTAACAGTTTTAATAAGAATTCTTGATGTTCTTTATATTCTGTAAGTGTGTTTACATTATCCCAAACAATCTCTTGTAGTGCAGTTTGTGACAATTCTTCAATTTGTTCTTGGTATGGATCTGTTTCTGATATAGTACGCTCTAGCGTATTACGTAATTGACCAACATTTTCTTTATGCTCGTATGCTTCCTTGACTGTATCATAAAAAGTGTTAGGCCTACCATTAATATCACCAATTTCTGTTAAACCTTGTTCGACATCTGTTAATTTTCTTGTGATTTCTGTTTGATACGTAACAGCATCTTCTAGTTCTTTGGATTTTTTATCTACCATTTCCTGTTTTTTGTCTGAATGTAGCGATTGGTTACAAGCATAACATATAGCAGTTTCTAATTCTTCGATATCCTTTTTAACTTTATCAACTGTTTTATCTGCACGAGATAACGCACTTTCTAATGTAGCACGTTCCTTGTTTAGTGCTGTAATTGCATTGTTGTGTTCATTCCAATCTGCAAGTTTTTGATGCAATACTAACTCGTTTTCAATGTCTAACTGTTCTAATTCGGTAATGCTACGTTGTAATTTACCGATTCCTTTTTCTTTTTGAGCTTTCCAGGCAGATTGTTTTAGTTTTAAGCTATCAATACTTTCTTGTA